GACCCCAATTCAAGATTACGTCAAGCAAGAAAAAGATGGAAGTGTTAAGGAGAAAATATTATGTGTGATTATTGTAATGGAGAGTGTATCTGTAGATAATGCCTCTCTACGTTTATGAAAATAGAAAAACTGGCGAAGAGTTTGAGAAGATCTTACCTATCGCCAGACGGTTTGAGCCTTGCAGAGCACCTTACATAAGATTAAAAGTTGCTGCACCTAAGGTATTAAAAATATCAGATAGTAAAGGCAAGGAAGATAAATTAAGAGAAGACATGTATACAAAAGCACAAGATGCTAAAAAAGAAAGAGCAGTGCTAGAAGCTGATGCAAAGTATACAGCAGTCAAGAAAGAATTTAAAAAGAGATATGGAACTAGTAAAAAAAGAACCAAGAAAACTGACTGATAAACAGCAGGAGTTCTTAGATGTATTGTTTACAAAAGCAAAAGGAGATCCTAAGAAAGCAGGAGAGATAGTTGGGTATTCTCCTAATCATCATTTACAAGTTGTAAAATCTTTAAAAGAAGAAATACTAAATAGAGCAGAGTATTCTTTAGCACTTCATTCAGCTAAAGCTGTACAAGGTATGGTTGATGCTTTAGATGAAGATGGTAAAACTCCAGGAGTTAATATTAGAATGGAGGCAGCTAAACAAATACTAGATCGTATTGGTCTCGTCAAAAAAGATAAGATAGATATCAATGCTCAAGTTGCTCATGGTATATTTATATTACCACCAAAAGATGACTTTAATAAAACGTAAAGCTAGAACAATTCCATACGGATACAGGCTATCGGAGAACACAGATTATATTGAACCTGTAGCTGAAGAGTTGAATGCCCTTGATGAAGCAAAAGAGTATCTTAATAATTGTTCTTACAGAGAAGTTGCAAGGTGGTTAGAACGCAAAACAGGGAGAAGTATATCGCATACAGGGCTAAGAAAGATAATAAATAAAAGATGTCAGACATTGAACCCCCAAAACCTAAATCCAATCTTGGACGAAAAAAGGGAGTAGTACAAGAAAAAAAATACTTCAGTAGAGAAGTAAAAGCTAAACAAGCAGCTAAAAGGTCGTTAAAGGCACAAGATCTTAAAATAAGAAAAGCCCACGATACTATACAGAATGCAAAAAAAAGAAAACAAAAAATTGTTAAAGCGAATGAAGCTTTACAAGGTTCGTCTTCAAGTCTTATGGTTGAAGATGAAGTTAAATCTTTACCTCCTACAGTTAAAGATTTTGTTGAAGATAATGTTATATTTAGACCCAACGAAGGGCCTCAAACACAGTTTCTAGCAGCTCCAGAGCGAGAAGTATTTTATGGTGGTGCAAGAGGTGGTGGTAAATCATATGCCATGCTTATTGATCCTCTACGCTATTGTCATAAAGAAGCACATAGAGCACTTCTACTAAGAAGATCAATGCCTGAGTTGAGAGATATGATTAATCATTCTCAAAGACTATACTCAAAGGCATATCCCGGTGCTCGATGGAGAGAACAAGAAAAAGAATGGAGATTTCCTTCAGGTGCTAGAATCGAGTTCGGATACGCAGAGAACTTAACTGATGTACTTCGTTACCAAGGTCAATCATATACTTGGATTGGAATAGATGAACTTCCTCAGTATCCGACACCAGAGATATACAACTTCTTAAGATCATCTTTGAGAAGTGTTGATCCTGAGATACCTGTCTACATGAGAGCAACAGGCAATCCAGGAAACGTAGGATCACAATGGGTAAAAGAAATGTTTGTTGATCCTGCAGAACCTAATAGTGCATTTGATGTAAACATCGACACGATAGCAGGTAGAAAAACTATCACAAGAAGATTCATACCTGCAAAGCTACAAGATAATCCTTATCTAATGCAAACAGATGATTATCTAATTATGTTATCATCTTTACCTGAGGTTCAGAAGAAACAGTTTTTAGAAGGAGATTGGAGTGCATTTGAAAACTCCTCTTTCCCTGAGTTTAATATATCTACTCATGTTGTTCAACCTTTTGATATACCAAACAATTGGTTAAGGTTTAGAGCATGTGACTGGGGATACTCTAGTCCTGCTTGTTGTCTGTGGATAGCTGTAGACTTTGACAATAACTTTTGGGTGTACAGAGAATTGTATACAAAGAAGATTACAGCAGATGTATTTGCTAGAAAAGTATTAGAAACAGAACAAGGAGAATATATTAAATACGGAATATTAGACTCTTCGACTTGGTCAAAGAGAGGAGATGTCGGTCCTAGTATTGCAGAGACCATGATTAGAGAAGGATGTAAATGGAGACCCTCAGATAGATCTCCTAAAAGTAGAGTGGCAGGAAAGTTAGAACTACACAAAAGATTATCTGTAGATCCTTCCACAGGTCAGCCTAGCTTAAAAGTATTTTCTAATTGTATTAATTTAATTAGAACATTACCTATGTTGCCTGTCGATAGAAACAATCCTGAAGACGTAGATACTCATGCAGAAGATCACGCATATGATGCATTAAGATACGGAGTCATGAGTCGATCACTTCATCCTAATAGTTATGAAGCAAATAGATTTTATAAAGAGGATAAAAATTTTAAACCTGCAGACCGAGTGTTTGGATACTAATGGAATACATAGTAATACTAGCACTATCTTTATTTGATAAACCTGATTTACAGTTTTACAATTATAGATTTATAAAGTTTCAAGATAAAGAAACTTGTGAAACTTTTATAACTTCAAAAAGTGTTGAACTTGGAAATAGCATAACACAGCAGTTTAATCAAAAGAATAATGTAAAAAACTATATTATATCCTGTTGGAGTTCAAAAGAGTGGAATGAATATTTAGATTCAATATTTGAAATGAATGTATGAAAAGTATAAAAGTAGGATATAGGAATTACAGTTTAGAAGAATGGAAACAAACTGTTGCTAGTGCTAACGAAGCATCAGGTCAATTCTTTTCTAAAGAAGGTGTTATCGGTTATGCCAAATACGAAAAAGGTGTAGCACATGTTAACACTCTTTTACACGAACTGATACACGCAATTGTTTATCAGTGGAATATAGAACTAGATGATAAAGTAGAAGAAACGATTGCAACTACATTATCAAATGGTTTAACAACTATCTTTGTTGATAATCCAAAACTATTAGATTATCTAAAAGATAAAATACAGGAGGGGTAAATGCCACAACCAGTACTAACAAAATACAAACAAGGAGATCTTCCACAAGATTACGCAAAGAAAGTAGATAGAATGAAAACTATCGACTTAGACGCAGAAGCAGATCCAAATGTTTCTACAGAAGATTTCCCAAGCAAACAAGAAAAACAAGTTCAAGAGTCATTCTTTACAATGGCTGATGAAAAAGATTACTAGGAGGTAATATGGATATTTTAAAAAAATATACACATGGCGAAGTCTCTAACGTAGCAGACGTTGCACCTAAAAAAGAAAAGCCAAGTGCACAACTATTAAAGAAATACGCACATGGTGAACTATCAGGAGCTGCAGAAGCTAAAGCTGGTAAAGAAGGCTTAGAAGGTTTTGCATCTAAAAAATATACACAAGGCTCATTCAACGAATAGATGGCAATACTAAAACCTGCAGACATACTATCTTTAGATGATGAAGATTCTCTAGATCCAAAAGAATCTTTTGATATATCTAATTTAGCAGGTTATATCAGAAGTAAATTTATTGATTCAGAGAATGCTCGTCAGTTTGATGAGCAGAGATGGTTAAGATCTTATCGTAACTATAGAGGAATCTATGGTAACGAAATGGCATTCACAGAAAGTGAAAAATCAAAAGTATTTGTTAAGATAACAAAAACAAAAGTTTTAGCTGCTTATGGTCAATTAATTGAAGTATTATTTTCTAGCGGAAAGTTTCCGATAGGAGTACAACCGACATCTGTTCCTGAAGGTATTTCAGAATATGCACATGTCTCAAAACACAAACAGGATAATAATCAAGGCTCAAGCCCTTATGGTTTTCCAGGTGATGGTAATGATCTAGATCCTGGTAAAGTTATTAATGAAGTATTAGGCGGTTTAAAAGAAGAATATGAAACTGCTGAATTTACAAAAGGACCTGCTACTGATGGTGCTAATGAACCACAAATTAGTCCTGCAGAAATGTCTGCAGCTAATATGGAAAAGCTAATACATGATCAGTTAGAAGAGTCTAGTGCTGTATCAGTTTTAAGACATACATTATTTGAATCTGCATTACTAGGAACAGGTATTATCAAAGGTCCGTTTAGTTATGAACAAGCTAAACACAATTGGGTTAAAGACCCTGACACAGGAGCAACAACTTATTCTCCAAGAGTACGTTTAGTTCCGAAAATAGAATCAGTATCTTGTTGGGATTTTTACCCCGATCCTGATGCAACAAGAATAGAAGATGCTGAGTATGTCATACAACGACATGTTTATACAAGAAGTCAGGTTAGAGATCTAATGAACAGACCTTACTTTAGAAAAGAAGCGATAAAAAATTCTTTATCTATGGGTCCTTCATATGAACCAAGAGGATATGAGTCTTCTCTACAAGACAGAGAATCTACAGATGAACTCAATAAAAATAGATATGAGATCTTAGAATATTGGGGAACTCTAGATACTGAATTAGCAAGAGAAGCAGGAATAGAATTAGATGATGATAGTGATGAACTTGATGAGATTCAAGTTAACTGTTGGGTATGTAATGGAGAAGTTATTAGATTAGTTTTAAATCCTTTTACACCTACAAGACTACCCTATCTAGTATGCCCTTACGAAATTAATCCTTATCAGTTCTTTGGTGTAGGTATTCCAGAAAACATGGATGACTCACAAACTATTATGAATGGTCATGCAAGAATGGCAATTGATAATTTAGCACTAGCAGGTAATCTCGTATTTGATATAGATGAAACAATGCTAGTACCAGGTCAAGATATGAAAGTATTTCCTGGTAAGATATTTAGAAGACAAAGCGGTATGCCCGGTCAAGCTATTCATGGTGTTAAATTTCCAAACACATCACAAGAGAACTTAATGATGTTTGATAAGTTTAGACAGCTAGCAGATGAAGCTACAGGTATTCCCTCTTACTCTCACGGTACAACAGGAGTACAAAGCACAACAAGAACTGCAGCAGGCATGTCAATGTTAATGGGAGCTGCAGCATTAAGTATAAAAACAGTTATAAAAAATATTGACGACTTTTTACTAAGACCTTTAGGTGAAACTTTATTTGCATGGAACATGCAGTTTAATGATGACTCTCCTGAAGTAAAAGGAGATCTAGATATTAAAGCTAGAGGTACATCATCTCTAATGCAGAAAGAAGTTAGATCTCAAAGACTACTAACTTTCTTACAAGTTGCTTCTAATCAAAACTTGGCTCCATTTGTTAGATGGCACTCTATCTTATCAGAGATTGCAAAGTCTCTAGATATTGAACCTGAAAAATTAATTAACGATCCTGAACGAGCAGCGATCTTTGCAAAAATAATGGGAATGGCAAATGGTAACAAACAAACTGAAAGCAATAATCAACAGTCCCCAATGGCCTCTAGTGGAGGAACTCCTGCAGGAGCGAATCCAACTGACATTACAGGCGTTGGTGGTGGCAACATCGGTACAGGAGGTGTACCGACTCCAGGGGAGGGTGGCTTCGCTACAGGAACTCCTGAAGATGAGGGAACAGCTTAAATAAATGACATCGCAATATACAGGTAATAATATGCAATTACAATATGATCCTGAAACACAACAATGGTCATATGTAAACGTAGCACAAACTTTTATAGACACATCTACATTTTCTACTTCAGATCCTCAGTTTCAATATGGAAGTGATAATCAAGATGATCAAGATGATCAGGACGATCAGAATAATGGAGATCCATGTCCTGCAGGATATCGTCTTGTAGTTTTAGAAGATGGCAGCTCTACCTGTGAAAAAATAGAAGCACCTGCACAGCAAGATAGTGGAGGTAGTGATACTCCTGAACCACCAAAGCGTGATCCTTTTAAAGATAATAAAGAATCCATAGAATCATTCTTTGAATTAAAGAATGAAGGCAAAATAGATTTTAATACTTATAATCCTAAAACTAATCTTGTAGAGTATAATCGTAATCCTAATGAGACTACACTAGGACAATTAGCAAAAGCTTTTGTACCGGGTATAGGTGCTATTGAGGCAATAGATAATGTGATAGATGAATCAGAACTAAGAAGAGCAGGTATGCTAGTCAAAGGTGAAGATGGAAAAGATTATATTAACCTTCGATCAGTTCATGATGTAATGAAAACAAAGGTTATGAATCCCGGAGTACCTGAAGGTAATGTATTAGCAAATACACCAGGTTATTTTGGATTAGAAGATACTAATAATTATTATAAAAATTATCTTGAAAATATGAACATTAAAAAAGAAGATATGAAAGTATTTGGATCTACTGATGTAGGTATAATATTTGATGAGATGATGAAATCTGAAAATAAATTTAAACCTAATAAATTAACAAATCAAGGATTTGAAACTTTTGGAAATTCTTATT